GTTCATATGTTTCTTCAAACAGTTTACCCGGATACTTTGCACCTTTTTTACGCACCATTACAAATGGCAACTCCATTGCGTATGCAATTGCTGCACCAACAACAAATCCTCTGCTTTCAAGTCCTACAATGTGTGAGGGTGCTTCGTATAATTCATCAATGACCTCTACCATGGTTGTTACTACACTGCTCCACACAGGACTAGCAAACAAACTATTCATGTCATAGAAATTAACACCTGGTACAGGATAGTCCGGCACAGTTCTAATATATTGTTCAATATCCATTGTTATCTTCCAGGTTTTCGAGGAGTTCCGTCTTTGACATCGACATTGTTAATCACACTGTGCTTGTGGCCACAATGTGGACAATACATTGCTTTAGGTTTGTAGTTTTCGTGACTTGCAATACTCCACCAACCTTTGCACTGATCACAGGTATAATGGTGTATATATTCCACTGTTGAAATCATGTTACCAGTCTCCGCCTGATACCTCAACTTGTACTACTTCTTCACTGTTGCGAGCTTTTTGTAGCACTTCAATGTCTAATAGCAGTTTGGTAATATCACCGTGTAAGTTCTTTGCATCAGCAAGCGGCCAAACAAAGTCGTTAACTCCTTTGGCATCGCACTGTTGCACACGATCAATGAACTTGCGTATATAAAGTCCGCTCACTTAAATGTAAATCCATCTGCGCTCATTGCTGGACCGCGATAAAAATAACGCTCAAGCAATATCAGTTTAGGACAAAACTCAATGGTGGTTTTGTTATTAATGGTAATTTCGTACCAGCCTGCTGCATACCAACTTTTTGACTTTGGTTCTTTGGTGTAGATTGGCAAACGTGTTTGCACATTGTACACTGCATTGTACGGCTTTGCATCAGTTTCGAATCCGTTAACTTGAAATTCTGGATGTGCAACTTTTTCAGGCGCATCTTCAAAGTTCAGTTTGGCAATGTCTCTGAGTGCATGAATGGTCTTGTACTGTTTTACACCTTCTTTGGTGCGCACAAAGTAGCCATCTCTGGCTTTTTCTACACTGCCAACTTTTTGATCATTCTCTTTGAGAATCCAAAATTTGCCGTCAACAATTGGTCTTGCAATAGTTTCATTCATTGTTTTAATGTTCCTTGATATGTTTGATTAAGCCAACGTCCGTATTGTTCTGCATTGTCACTGAGTCGGTTCAACTCATATTTACCACAGAATTTTAGGAACTTTGAGCCTACTTGTCCAACGTCTTTGTTGCTTACTTGTGTAATAATTGCTAGATCAACGCGATCTTTAACTGCGTTGGGCTGTGCAGTAAGATCGATTAGTTCGCGATTGCGTTGGTAGTCGTCTAGTACACGATGCTCTTTGCCTTCATGATCAGTCCAACGTTGCAGCATCATGTTATTCCATGCATAGCCTTTGCTAGCACGATCCTCAAATGCTTCAATCAAACCAACTTTGTTCTTTGTGCCTTTTTTGCGTACACCTGGGTATGCCGAAAACACATTGTCGCTGCTGTCGCCACGCATGCACTTTTCAAACAACAACCACTCAGGATTAGGAACTTCTTTTGGCAGTTTAGTTTTCTTGTCTAGCACCTGTTTACCTTTGGCATCAAATATGCCTTCGATAGTAATCAATTGATCAGTAATGCCATTGAACTGTCTTACGTTCGTTGCTAGCAGTTGGTAAAAGTCTGAATCACTGCTAATGATAACATGATCATCTTCAGGATGCAAATGTATCCAACGTGCTATTAGGTCGTCTGCTTCTGCGTCAGGTTCTCTAAGCACACTGCAATTTGTTTTTTCTTGCAAATACTTATTGAAGTCGTCAAAGGTGTCCCAAAAAAGTTTTTCTTCTTCTTGCTCACGCTCAGTGAGTGCTGCTCGTGCTGCTGCACGATTTGCTTTGTAAGGCTTGTAGTGATCCTTGCGCCACGAACGCCCTTCCAAACAAAACACCACATGATCAGTGTCGAACTGCTTGGCTACTTTGTTAATTGCTGCCATGCTGATATGCAATGCATATCCAACTTTTTCCCACGGATCACTTGCACGAAATGCAACGTGTCTTGCACGGAAAAACATATTAGCAGTGTCAATAAGCAAATACTTCATAACAACCCTTTCGCTGATTATGTTATTATTGTAACACTAAACCAGCCTGTTGTCAACACTATTTTAGCCAAGTAACTGTTTAAAGTCTTCTAATCCTACCACTGGGCCATACTTATGGTGCATATCCCAAAGGTTAATAGCTCTGCTAATAGGATTTGCTTCAAACAGTGTCTCTTCTACCAATATAGGATAAAACCCATGATTCCAACCATCTACTACTGTTGCTCTTACACAACCACTGGTGCTTATGCCTGCTGTAATCATTGTATCGCAGTTGTAACTATCAAGCACATCTTTCAAATTAGTTTCAAAAAATCCACTGCTTTTGTTTTTTGTTACCATAGTATCGTGCGGCTGCACATCAA